TGTGCGCGTTTCTTCCTTAGTGCAGTAATCCCTTGCTTGTTGGCTAGTGCCCTTGCGGATTTCGAAGTGTGCCCCGGGTATAATTCTCTGCAACGCAGACAATCGCTTAGGAGAAGTGAATTCAATGTACCCCTGGAAATGAGGAGTGCCTCTATCGCCAGCTTCAAGTTGAAAGACAGTGAATCGAAATCCAGTGGCTGTTCGCAGATGCTGCAGTAATGTGTCGCCATCTTGTTCAGGGTTGTTGAGGGTGAAGCACCAGTTACGGGCTTGAGTCATGAAGAACAATGATTGTTGGGTGACAGTGACATCTTTTATAGTCGGTTATAGTCTTTGTAACCGATACCCATTAATATTGGGTGTTCTATTTATAAGTGGTACAGAAGTGCCGGGGTAATACTGGTGCCCGGCCTCTGTACCAGTCGGTTATGTGGAGTTACGACTGCGGGTCTCGTGGTCGGAATAGCGCTCCCCCTCCCTGACGGGAGGGGGCCCCCAAGGCGCCGATGTCTGTTTGCTATATAATTACGACTTTGATATTATGTTGGCGGGTTACCAGAGTTGGGAGTTACGGAACTCGTGGGAGTTACGACGCTGAACGTGAGTCATTTGTTTTTATGGAATGCCGAGATCGTTCCGTAGAACAAGGGGTGTTCGTAGACGTCGTAGGGGAGTGTCCCTCAAACGTAGACGTACCTTCCGTAGACGAGCAAGTAAACGCCGTTTCCGTAAGTCTCTTAGTCAGAATGCTATCTATTATAAGGTCAAAAGGACCGTGGGTATCGATGGTGTGTCTGGGGATGCTCATAGTTACTTTGGAATCAATTTCAATGGTAATGAGACTGCATCCGGTAACGTAAATACGTCGATGTTCTGGGTGAACAATGAGAATGGAATTGCAAGTCAGTTCTCTGCTGGTGACCTAATAAGTCTCAATAATCAATACTCTACTGTGCGTTGTGCCGGTGTGAAGCTCAAGTGGTATCCTGGGTTACCTAATGGAATCAGTGGTCCTACAGTGTATGCACCACAGGCCTTGATTTATGATCGTGATGGTATCGAGGTTGATACTACGGTTCCTCCTGTGTATAATTTTCCTACTGTTGCTACTGCTATGGAGCAAACTAATGGAGTCCGTATCAAGAATATGTATCGTCCGTGGAAGATGTGGTTGCGTACCCCGAAGTATCGTATGAATACCCGTATTGTGTCCTACAATCAGGGACCGAGTGGGGAGGCGAATTACAGCCCTAATGAGAATATTGCTGGTCAATGGAAAGGACCGACTGAGGCTCTGACTCAAAGTCTTGTAGCTACTAATACTACCCCTCAATCGTATATCCTAAAGAATAGAGGTGCCCATTTTCTATTGGTGTCCCCTTTGCCTGGTGGCTATCCTGAAGATACACAAGTCCCTATGGGTACCCTTGTGGTAACTAGTTATTTTGTTTATAGAGATCGTCGTTAATAAAGATTATATTGATCTACTTCGTTTTCTACCTCATGAAATCCATTGTGTGAGTGTCCTCCTCGTGGCTCGAGCTGAGCGTCCCAGAAGTCGAGATTGTCTCCTGCTCCATCATTAGATCGTTGAACCAAGGTGGAGTCTCTTCTCCAGAGAAGAAGTCGGGTAAACCGTCTGGCGAGGGCATTGAAGTGTTCAGATCGATTGGTGTAGTTGTACCAAAGTTTGGGGTGAATGTTGGTGGTGACCATGATTCGTGTTGGAATCCAGTCCACAAAGGATCCCTTAACTGGAACTCTGATGGGATATCTGTCCAATAACTGGAGGAGGTGGGCGAGGGTGATGTGGGAGGCTGCTCCTGCGAAGTCATCGATGAGTACATCGGGTTGTCCTTCATAACCGTCGAACCAAAATCCGGTAGTGAGTGGCATCCGAAAGGCTGAATCGAGATCGGTGTTGTCGTAAAACCAACGGGTCTTTCCACATCCTGTTGGTCCAAAGAGAAGGAGAACCTGAGGGGGTTCTGGTCTTGGTGGAAGGGTAAGTGAACGTGCGAGTGAGTCGAATCCTCTTGAGTACCGAACGTAAAGGGCTGGGTCTTCGTCGCGAAGTCGTTTGATGCCTCCTTCTTGGATGAGTGTGACGCCTCGATCGATATCGGTGCGCTGACCCTGAGTTTCTTGGCCGGGGGTCCCGATGGACCATGGACCTGCTGTGCGCGTTTCTTCCTTAGTGCAGTAATCCCTTGCTTGTTGGCTAGTGCCCTTGCGGATTTCGAAGTGTGCCCCGGGTATAATTCTCTGCA